AATGCATGTATTTTTAGTCGTTTCTAGCTCTTTTGCCAGTAGTTGTAATGCGTTCTCTAATTCTTGTTTTTGTTTTAATTCTGCCTCGTGTTTATTTTTTAATTCAAGTTTCAATGCAACATCCAATGCACGCTTTGCCTGTCTAGCAGGTGTTTTTTGTATTATTTTTTTAGTGACAGGTAGAACCTCATCTGATTTGGGAGCGGGAGGTGGTAGTTCACTCGCGGCTAGTGATTGAGATTCAGAGTTTGGAGGTATAACCTCATCTGGTTTGGGAGCAGGAGGTAGAGCAGCCAAAGATTGAGATGGAGACAGAGACGGAGACTTGGTAGTAGGCGGTGGTTCGCTTGACTCATCCGGAGATTTAGATTTCGGAGTTTCCGGGATAGGAGGAAGCTGTGATATTGCCATTTTTTGTAGTTTGGCCGATTCCTTTCTCGCATTTTCAGCTTTTTTAGCTTCTTCCTTTCTCGCATTTTTAGCTTTTTTAGCTTCTTCCTTTGCTTTTTTTTCAGCTTCTTCTTTTGCCTTTTTTTCAGCTTCCTCCTCTTTCTTTTTTTTAGCTTCTTCTGCAAATGATTGATACATCGCACTCTTCTTCTTTTGTTGTGATGCTTTCTCCCTTTCTTCTTCTTGTTGTCTTCGCGATACTGCTGCAGCTAACTTTGTGGGATTAAATTGGGTGCTTTTATTAGTCGAAGTACCAGTCCCCCCTCCGCGTTTCCGCTTTGTCTGTCTAAAGTTTGGTTTCCGGTTATTACGCGTTTTTGACATAATTTATAGTATAATGATATAAAAATATACACATATTATAGTTATATGCCGCGAACCATTCTATACCGTTTGAATGTCAATTTCCTACACAAGCTCGAGACGTTTGCACAGAGTCATAGCAATGAGCAAGATATACGAGAAGTATTTGACCGTATAGAGCGTAAGGCGGAATATGAAAAAAAGAAGAAGGAATATAGCAAACTCAATAGTCGCTATAAGGAGATGAAGCAGACATTGGAGAAGATGAATGCGGATTTCGACATGCTTCATTCGGAGAGGCTATGTGCTTACTATGATTTGAAGAATATGAAACGATGACTTTATTTTACACATTACATTTTTATAATCTAATGTGCAAAGTCCATTTTATTGAGTTTATGAACTTTCGCTAATCATAATCTGCTTGATTTCGCGTAAAGTATCGGGGTCTTCACAGTGAAAATATTCGCGAGTATCGTCGCCTATCATCTGGTCATAGCATATTACGTCTTGACGTTTCATAATATCTTCCTTAACCTTCTGTTCGGTTGATGCATGTGCATTAAACATTGGAGAAAGATATTCATAATACCATTTGTCGGGCGGAAAAATGTCCTCGTCCGGAAAAGCTTGTCTCAATTTTTCAACATCGTTTATAGAATATGTGTTGAATATGCGATTTGTTCTATTTTTTTCATATGTAATACCAAACTTGTAAAAATGTTTACCAACAACTCGCAAATAATTATGTCCTGGTTTGGTAGTTCGAGTAGTCTTCTCGTTACTCGTCTTAACAATACAATATGTGTCTGGTTCAATTGTATCAAAAGCTGGGGGAAAATTATTGTATTTAGAACAAAAAGTCTTATAGATTGCGCAACACTGCTTAATAATAATCTCAAGTGAAACCATATGAGTCAAATTGAATTCGGATTTCAATCCATGTATACCTAACATAGATTTGGTTACTTCAGGATTTTCGAGATTTAATATTCCGCGATAAAGTCGTGCGCCCTGTAAGTTACGCTTTGTCAATGAAGATGCAATTGGCTTACCATCGATAAACTTATCGCCTATTTTTAGATAGATACCGCAATAGTCTTCCAATGATGTTCCGACAATAAAGCGTTTGAGAATCTTATCATCTTCATCTGATGTGTTACTTATAGTATATTGTGTAAACGTGAACTGCAATATAAGTTTGGGCATATCACAATCCTTGACGTATGTTATATTCCTCGCCCAACTATTACCATTTTTATGAATTTGAAACATTGTATTTTTGATTCGAATAATGTAATCGCCCTTCTTAAATTTATCGAACAAGTCCTTCACGTAATATAATTCAGTAACATGACGATTTTGTTGATTTGTGCTACCAATAACATCTGTATTGCAATCTTTTCCAAGTTCGCAAAATTCTCTCCCCGGATACTTAATGTATATGATTAGTTTTCCCATCTTTATTTCTTCGAAATACTTGTTTGTTAGCTCCTTATTTAGATTTTTGATATTGTCGTCTTCATTAAACCATTCCAATAATTTATCATTGCTTATGTTTTTGGCGCTGAAAATTGTTTCGGCTTGAAACGGGTAAATATTCTCTTTATTGGTAAATATATCCCCAATAGTCGATATAATCTCGTCTGAACAAGTAACATACCCCGTATTTTTTCTTAAAATCTCACTAAACGCTGATTCCGATATGTCTGCAGAGTTTGCTGCCTTATAAATATTACTACTATTGATGAATGACGTCTTGAACATATATTTTCCACTTTCTTCGTCAAATGTCCTTGTTGCATGCGTATGTTCTCCGCGAGCACGAAATTCGTAGTATTTTAAACCCTGACCACAGGTTGAAATTTTTGACGTGTGGTGAATGCCTGATGATGGGTTCCAAGTAATCATTTTATCTAATTGGTCCTCTGTTGCTGGGTTTTCGAATCCAATGATAATCTTTTTATCATGTGTATTAAAATCTATAAAAATTTTTGACGAACCGGAATGTTCTCCGTCGTCTATTACTTCTGCAATTAGAGTGTGTGGTGATGGAACATCAACTCCACGAATAATATTACGAATTGTGCCTAGGTCGCAAACTGAGCTCATCTTATACTATATTATACGTTGTGTCTTTATATCAATTGATATATTATTTATCAATTGATGTCGTCGCTGTCGCTGTCGCGCACTCTATTTATCCACCATGGTTTCCTTTGCGAGAGCATGGATGACTTTCGGATAGTAGACCTCACGCTCGCTTCCTGCGAGCGATTGCCTTTGCATATCCAAGCATCGCTTAGAGAACTCAGAATCGGCATCCTGATAGTCTGGGTTCTCCTGTTTCCATTCCATTAGTTTACCCATACTTTTATACGAGACTGTTTGGATTGCCTTCTGTAACTTGGAATCATCGACCTCTTTCGTCCACTTGTCTTCGTCTTTAATATACATGGTCTCGCGTTTTATGTCGGTACAATGAATCGGTCGCTCACTAATATCGAGTTGTTTCAAATTATCCATAAATATCTTAGAAATGCCCTGAACAAAACCAAGTTGTGCATTGTTCTCCAGATCCTGGTAGGAAATCTTGATGTTATTTACGAACTCAGTGAAGTTAAACGCATCCTTACACTGTTCATTCAAGAATAGATTGATATTGAATGATTTATTGTTACTGTTTATGGTATTATTACTAGGTTTCACATTTTCAATAACTTTATTAATAATATCAATTGTATCCTTCTTATTCTCATTTGCCTGTTCAATAATGAAATTTTTTAGTTCATTATTCTGCTTCAATAATTCTGATATGATTGACATATAATCCATGCGCGAAATGTCCGGCACAATCGCGTAATTTTCGGAACAGTCTTTTTGTGACGATGATACACTATTTTCGGAAACATGCGCACTGGACGCATCGAGCACTGATGTTGTATAATTCGATTTTACGCGGTTATTATGGCGTTTAGATAATTTATGGCGCTCTAAAATAGATGCCTTACAGCATTCATAGTCACAATCTGAACAAATAAATTTGCGCGTAATTTTCGGAACCTTTTCCTGTGCCCGTAGATGTTTGGTTGTTAATATATGTCTTTTCCAATCTGCTGGTCGACCGCATGTTACGTCACATTTTTCACAATATAGATTAGAATTCATTTTAATATGTTGATAAAATATTGTGCCTAAAATTACGCGTCTGTTCCCACATTTTACGCGGTTAGTTTAAAAGTTATGCTAACAAATTGTTTTTCATACAACAGAAATCAAAGCATCATGCTAACAATGCGAAAAATCGAGTTGGAGAGTTCCTTGCATATTTATTTTTGGACATTTTATAAATGTCCAATTTTCAAAACAACCTATTAATAATGATTCCTTCCCAAGACTTTTAAGACTTATTGATTTTCCTACTTAAAGAAACGCAAAACTACTTATCCACCATGGTTTCCTTTGCAAGGGCATGGATGACTTTCGGATAGTATACTTCACGTTCGCTTCCAGCGAGCGATTGTCTTTGCATATCCAAGCATCGCTTGGAGAACTCGGAATCTGCGTCCTGGTAGTCTGGGTTCTCCTGTTTCCACTCCATCAGTTTACCCATACTTTTATACGAGACTGTTTGGATTGCCTTTTGTAACTTGGAATCGTCGACTTCTTTCGTCCACTTGTCTTCGTCTTTAATATACATGGTTTCCCGTTTCACGTCAGTACAATGAATCGGTCTCTCGCTAATATCGAGTTGTTTCAGATTATCCATGAATATCTTAGAAATGCCCTGAACAAAACCGAGCTGTGCATTGTTCTCCAGATCTTGATAGGAAATTTTGATATTATTTACGAACTCGGTAAAGTTAAATGCATCCTTACACTGCTCATTCAAGAAGAGATTGATATTGAATTTGTTATTATTGTTTATGGTATTATTACTGTTGTTTATAGTGTTATTAATTGGTCTACACGACTCAATTGCTTTATTCAGGACATTTGCATTTTGGACAATCGAGTTGTTCATATTTTCAGCGTATAATTTTGCTTGTTCTATAATTAAATTACGCAATTCCTGATTTTCCTTCATTAAAATTTCGGTTGTAGAATCACGGCTGGATTTTTCGTGGACTTGGCTGGATTTTAAATGTTTCTTTGTAGTTTTATGACGATTTAAAATTGAAGGATGTGAGCATTTTACGTCACATATTTCGCAATCATAACAAACGGCTGGATTTCTTTTGTTGGAAATTTGTTGAACTGACAAATCCAGCCGTTTATGTTTTTCAGTAAGGATATGTTCATTCCAATTACTTTTTTTGCTCGTATTATAGTCACACATTTCACATACGTATTTTTGGTCGATTTTCATTTGTTCGTCTAAATAATCCTAACAAAAGAAATCCAGCCGTTTTACGAATTTGCAAAAAATATTATGCTGTCAGACTTTTTATAAAAAATTGGAAATCAAAGCATAATGCTAACAATGCGATTTTTCGATAATTTTGGAGGCTGCATATTTATTTTTGGACATTTTATAAATGTCCAATTTTCAAAACAACCTATTAATAATGATTCCTTCCCAAGACTTTTACGACTTATTGATTTTCCTACTTAAAGAAACTCAAAACTACTTGTCCACCATGGTTTCCTTCGCGAGTGCGTGAATGACTTTCGGGTAGTATACTTCACGCTCGCTTCCTGCGAGTGATTGTCTTTGCATATCCAAGCATCGCTTGGAGAACTCGGAATCTGCATCCTGGTAATCTGGGTTCTCCTGTTTCCACTCCATCAGTTTTCCCATACTTTTATAAGACACCGTTTGGATTGCCTTCTGTAACTTAGAATCATCTACCTCTTTATTCCACTTATCTTCGTCTTTGATGTACATGGTTTCCCGTTTCACGTCAGTACAATGAATTGGCCTCTCACTAATATCGAGTTGTTTCAAATTATCCATAAATATCTTGGAAATGCCTTGAACAAAACCAAGTTGTGCATTGTTCTCCAGGTCTTGATAGGAAATCTTGATATTATTTACGAACTCAGTGAAGTTGAACGCATCCTTACACTGCTCATTCAAGAAGAGGTTGATATTGAATTTATTATTATTGTTTATGGTATTATTGCTGATAGTCATATTTGCAGGTTTCGACAGTTCAAGAACTTTATTCATAATTTCAGATGTTTCTTTGCGTTGTTCTGAGAGAACCCTCGAATACTCCTTTGATTGTTCCACCATAAAGGCACGTAATTCTTGGTTCTCTGCTAATATCTTGTCTATGATGGTTGTTGGGTCGGGTTTCACGCATTTCTTTTTGTGTTTCCATAATCCGGTTCTGTCCTTGTATACTTTACTACAAACATCACATTTTGTAGCTACACTATTTTCACTATTTTCTGTTGCCAATGTGTTGCCAACACGATTTTTATGTTTTATGCTCTCGCAATGTTGTTTAAAATATTGTTTCTTACAGCATTTATAGTTACATAATTTACAATCGAATTTATAACCATCATTTTCACTATTTTCACTAAACTTTGTTGCCATTTGTTGTATATTATGGCAACAGAAAATAGTGAAGAATTTTACGAATCGAAAAATAGTATGCTGTCAGACTTTTTATAAAAAAACAGAAATCAAAGCATCATGCTCACAATGTGAAAATCGACCAGAAGAGGTCCTTGCATATTTATTTTTGGACATTTTATAAATGTCCAATTTTCAAAACAACCTATTAATAATGATTCCTTCCCAAGACTTTTAAGAGTTATTGATTTTCCTACTTAAAGAAATTATTTACTAAACAAATTCCAATTCTTCTTGAGGAAAGTAATAATCGTAAAAACTCATAACTTCGGAACAAACGCGTTCTCTATAATAGTGCTTCAACCTCGGCTGATTAGTATAAACACAATTGACATATCGAGAACCTACACAAACCTCGATGCGATGATAATTATACCAAGCAATCAGTTCGTGCATGATTTGTGCACTCGGCGTTGGTATCATTTTATTTTGTTTGTGTTTGTGTTGCGTTTTTATTTGTTTCATTCAATTTTATAACTGCATTAATATATATATGAAGTTATATGCATATTACTGTTTAGCACTTCAGAATTGGTGCTCTATAGATTATAAAATACACGGTTTGTGGCCCGATTATGATGCGACCAGTTACCCAAGTTATTGTGGCGAAACACCCTTCAGCTTGGAAGAACTAAAAAAATCGCCGAAATACGAAAGCTTACTGGAGAACTGGTATGACTGCACATTCAATGATACTATCGCGCTCTACGAACATGAATGGCTGAAGCATGGGACGTGTGTATCTATACAAGCGGGGTTCTCTCAAAACGAATATTTCGAGAAAGCACTGGAGCTATTCGAGCAATACAAAAACAAAGACCTCAACATAAACGGGGAAACTATGTGTTTCGACCTGGAATTCAATATGATAGATTGCGAGGATGAAGCATTACACGTTTGAAGAAATAGTATCCATGTTTTCAAGAATATCCAAACGTTCTTGAATACTCACAAGTATATTTAATATCGGTTCAAGATATGATAACTTCTCTTGGTCATAAAATTTTGCCAGAGGGATACCCTTAGAATATGCGTTTCGTTCAATTTGTTTTCTTTTTGCATCAACTATGTCCTCAAGAGTCTTCAGTGGAAATGCCTTTTTATCTAACGCGTTATTGATTTCAGTTTGCTTCTTTTCCTCCAACATAGCAAGCCTGAGGCGCAAAGAGTTAAGTTCTGAATCAAGTTGAGACATAATATATAACTATTACACCTTTTATCATAATGACATTCAATTTTGCCAATTGTCGGTATTGATTGTACATGCTAAATGTAACCACAAATAATGACCTGATTGCACCCACTCGCATCTAAAACAATTTGAAATGGTCGCCCACAACCATATATAACGCCATCTGCCACCAGTTTATCGCATTGTGCTTTGGGCAGATGTGGGTCGATTTGCTTGAAATCGTGCTTGAAAACACCACACCTAAATATACGGCAGTTCATTTCGACGACTTCAATCGTCTGTTTGCAATCGGGATGAGGACATTCGAGTATAGTCATTTCTGTCATTCCTTTTTTCGTATATATAATAAAATCCATAAGTCACTTTATAATAAAATTGATTTATTATAAGATGCAAGTATTCGAATCGCAAAAAATGAACGAACACAACGAATACATCGCCTCCTTAATAAAGCGTCGGTTTCCAGCATATGCATATAATACTGTGGCCGTATTTACAGTTTGGCTGAATTACATTTCAAAATACTCCGACAACAAGCGACATATTCGCGCCGTAAGCAAACTGGTTGAGAATGAGTGCGCCAATCTGGAAAGCATATTTAGAGAAATCGACATCATAAGCTACATATTTTTCGACGCTTATATAGACAAACCAAAGGAACCGTTGGACATCTCGGCACTGGTAACATCGACAGAAAAATTGGGGTCCGGCGCCTATGGCATAGTATATAGTGGAAAACTGAATTCGAAACACGTGGCAATAAAGAAATTCACCTATATCGAAAAAACCAAGATTCATAAACAATACGAAGACTGGTGTGGGTTCATGAAGGAATACTGTATGATTAGTAAGCTCCAGCATACGGGGGTCGTCGGTAAACTATATGGCGCCGGATGGCAAGACACATCATGGGTAATGGTCCTCGAGCAACATTATATTCCGTCATTTGAATGGAAAAATCACGATGCCAATACGAATGCGCGAACCATCAAGATAATCGAGGATATATTCGATGCAGTAAAAACAATACATGCAGTCACCGGATACGTTCATGGTGATATAAAACCGGAAAACATACTACTGGATATCATCGATGGAGAACCCAAAGTGCGTATGATTGATTTCGGATTATCGGAACCAATGGGCGAATTACAAAATAGTCATCAATACATACAGACGATTTATTGGAGGGCGCCGGAACTACTCGAAGCGCTACCATGCGACCTAGTGCTTACGGATATATGGGCTGTAGCAATTACCGCATTCGATATCATGGCGGGTAAATATGTAATGCACGAACTCGGGGCAAAAATCGATATTACAGAGGATGATATGTTGAATTTACTGATGACAAAATGCCTTGGTCGGACCACTATACCTGACGAATGGGCACGGTTCATAGATGACAACCTCATTGATTATGCGAACGAGTTGTATGAGAAATATATAGTTTATGCGGATATGCGCATGGGATTTCCATAAAATTGAATTTACAATAAAAATAGAATCTGCAACCAAAAAACACAAACTAATCAAAATGCAATTCGACAAACGCTTGGGCGCACTTCTACCGGAGGATGTTGTCTACGAGATTCTCACTATAGGTGGACATGGTAATTGGAGGTTGGGTAGAGGCACCGGAAACGGTAAGTTCATCTGGCGAATACCTGCGGATGACCCGAGATTCGCAATGTTGAATAAGATGCCAAAGATTGAAAGTGTGAAATTCTATGTGGACGTTAGTGGAAACGGATTCAATGCGATATCGTATGATTATTATGTGAATTTACCGATACGGGAAGCAAACTCGTATTTGCAGATTTTCACGGCAGAATTTATTGGACATAATATTGAACCTATAGATATGACACGATATACGATTAAAAAGATTGATAACAATAACTCATCGGAAGACGTGGTTTATTATGAGAACATCTTCTACGCCAGGGTTTGACGAATCAGATTTTCATACTGTTTCATGAATACAACGGGGTTCATAAGTTCCTTGAATTTCGGTTTTATAGTCGTCTTATATTCATCGAGTTTGTCTGGGTCTTCAGATAATTTTTTTACGATATCAATATACTCGGCATTCGAATATGCGACCAGTTCAGGGAATCCACAGTTAATTAGGAGCGACGCAGTGACATTATGCGAATGATAATCCTTATGATATTTTGATACTATCGGTATGGAATTGTCGAGTGACTTACACGACGTGGTCGTTCCCGAATATGGGAACGGGTCCAACATGATATCAATCTGTGCAAATAGGTCCAAGTATCCATTCTCAGAATCCACGAACGGAACGAATATGAGGCGGTCTACAGGGACATTCAGCTTGTCCACGTAAAACTTGCGGCGGGTATCGGTGTTCGTCTTCAAAAGAACCAGCATTTTTATTTTAGGGCAAGTCGCCATCAGTTCGCGCCAGACTTCGAGAGTGGCAATCGACGTCTTCGTCTCTTTATTGAGAGAACCCACGACGATGGCATCCTTCGGGGTTTTGCGTGGCGTAATACTATAATTCGCATATACCTGCTGGAATAACAGGAAGCACTTAGGCATACGAAGCATCTTTTCGCTGTAATATTGCTTGCTATAGGGATGGTCGGCGATAGAATCGGTAATCCTATAATGCATGGCGGACATCCCCGTCGTGTTGGGGAATCCCAAATACGTCATCTGCACAGGTGCCGGATTCAACGAGAATATCTCAAGCCTGTTTCTAGCAGAATGTCCAGAAAGGTCGATAAGCACATCGACTTGTAGTTTGTTGATAAGCTCGGCAGATTCATTTGTATTCATATCACTGAGGTCGTGGAATTCCACATTCGGGACATGGGTCTGATAGGATGTATCGCATAGGGTATTCATGGTGAAACAGAAGACCTTGAAATCGCTCGTATGGTTGTATAGTATAGGCAAAATGAAGTTGACAACTACATGGAAGTTGAAATCTCCGGACACATACCCGATATGGATTTTATTCTTTTTTGGTCGGAGCGAATGATTAAATTGGCGCGTATTCCCAACCGATTTGTCGAAGGTTTCATACATCTGCTTCAGCTTCTTGTGCTCGTAATACGTATAGTCGTAGGTCAAGAATAGATTATCGAATGTGTTTTTTAGTTCGCGTCGCATTTCGAATGGAGTGCGTTCATACACTGCAATCGATTTCTCGAGATGTTCGATGGCTTTGTCATTTCGGCCGATGTCATTGTAGGTTACACCGACATTCGAATAGCATAGGTAAAGAATATCTAGCGGGACATCTTTCGGGTCATCTACGATTTTATGGACGAGCTCAATCGACTTCTCGTAATTCCTACGTTTGGCTTCATATGCGGAGACCAAAAGACGGAAACGGCAGTCGGTCAACTTGTATAAAATCCCGTCATTATCATTGTTTATCTTTTCGATAGCGTCAAAGTTCTCCGTATCGAAGTAAATCTTCAACATATCAATCAAATTCTGCTCGAATAGAGGTTCTATTTCATATGACAATCGAAACCAATATAGGGCGCGTAGGGGAGTTCGTTCTTTCAACATGAATCCCATTATATAATGTAGATAGTGGTCTTTAGGATAGATGACCATCATTTTATAAATGATTTCATCCTTCATAAATTGACTATAATTTTCATTTTGCAGAAGTTGAATTCCCATGGTTTTGATGACTTCATCCTGTTTATTTGCTCGGTATAAACGGTCGAATGCGAAATTGAACTCTGTAAGAGGCGACATATACGGTGTTAGTAAAAATATTTATATATGGTATTTTTACTAATATAATTATAACTAACAACATCTAGATTTTGTTTGTATTATATCGAGAACTGGTTCTAGCTGTTGTTCTGGTTCAGATGGTAACATCGCGAGTAATGTATCAAATACGATGTCGGACGAATCGTTCTTTATACTCGTTTCGAAGAAAAATACGCCATTTTCTTGCGCCCATTGATTACCTTCTTCGTATTCCACAGCTCGCATCTCAGTCAGGTCTGTTTTGTTTCCAATGAGAGCGATAAGTGGGTTTTCGCTTAGTTGGAGGCGTTGAATGCACTGTTTGGCATTCATGAAACTGGTTGGGTATGTAATATCATATAGAACCAGTGCAATATGAGCACCTCGGTAATACAGTGGCGCGAGTGATTTATATCGTTCTTGGCCGGCAGTATCCCAGATATTCAAATGACCTCTGAATTTGGGTGTGTTGACGTATTTGGAGAACATTGCTGCACCGATGGTCGGGCATTGACGGTCAGATATGGTTTGAAATACATATCGTATAACGATCGACGATTTACCCACCATTGTATCACCTAATAATATGATTTTATAGGGCATTTATAATGTCTATTTATTTTCCTTCGACTCTCCTAACGTTTCGTCCAAAATATAATATCCATGGTAACCTATGGCAGCGAACCCAAGCATAAGGAGTAGTTCGAAGAAGCGGCGTTCCGTTTTCTCGGCATTGTATCCGATATACATCAGGAGAGGTCCCACTAGAAAAATATGGATATAGTTGACCCACCCACTCTTCTTGAAATACGCCTTATACATATGGTATGGTATGATGATTGCACCTAAACCGAGAAGAAATGGGAACATTTGTATCGGTATATCTGTTCGCTTGATTCCGACATACATGAAGAGGGCACCAATAATGAGAACATGGAAAAGATATATGAGACGCATTATATTTTATAGGCATATAATATAATGAAAAGTCAGGATTTTAGCTATGAGAGTATTCAGACCCATATGACTGGCGGAAAAAAACAAGTCCGAAATGTTACCATAAAGAATGGTAAAGGCTATAAAAGCGTGTCTAAATATTGTAAGGGTAAGTGCAACTCGACGGCGAAGCGCCGCTTGTTGTTGAATGAAATTAAGATGATTCAGCGACACCAATATATACCGGCGCTATTCAAAAACTGCAAGCCTAAGAACCACACATCTCACACTCGCCGTCGGCGCTCTGCTTCCTCTCGGGCTCAATAGTGAACTTCTGTGCCTGGTGACGCGCCCTGCGGCGTAGATAATAAATACCCGTCTTTAGACCCTTCGACCAAGAATAGAAGTGCATCGAAGTGAGTGTATTATAATTGGGGTCCTCTAACCATAGATTCAAACTCTGACTCTGGCAGATATACGCACCACGGTCCGCCGACATATCGATGAGGTGCTTCATCGGTAATTCCCAGACGGTCTTGTATTTCTCGCGGATTTCTAGGGGAATCGACTCGATATGCTGAACACTACCATTATTCGCAATGATATTGTTTTTCATCTTCTCATTCCAAAGGTCCAGCTTGAGGAGGTCGTTCATCAAATACTTATTGGTAAGGATGAACTCGCCTGCCAACGTCCTGCGATTATAGATGTTACTCGTAATCGGCTCGATGCACTCGTTATATCCGAAAATCTGGGATGTAGATGCAGTTGGCATCGGTGCGAGAAGCAGCGAATTACGGATTCCGTGCTGCATAATCGACTGCTTTAGCGCGGTCCAATCATACCGGGCGTTGGTTGGGTCCACATTCCACATATCGAACTGTAGAATACCCTTACTGGCGGGCGAGCCAGCGAACGTCTCGTAAGGTCCATCGCGCTGTGCTAGCTCACACGATTTCTCTAACGCGGCGTGGTAAATAGTTTCGAAAATGTTCTTGTTAACATGCTTTGCCGCATCACTATGGAATGGAATATTCATGAGCATAAAGACGTCATAAAGGCCTTGCACCCCGATGCCGACGGGCCTGTGACGGAAATTGCTGCGCTGCGTCTTCGGTGTGGGATAATAATTGACATCAATCACACGATTCAGATTATTTGTTACGACCTTGGCGACTTTGTGTAGCTCCTCGTAATTCATGACTCCATTTGCGCCCACAAATGCCGGAAGTGCGATACTGGCGAGATTGCACACCGCGGTTTCATTCTCGTCGGAGTATTCAAGGATTTCGGTGCATTGTCCGGTCAATATACCATTGAAGACTCCCATATGTCTCTTGGGTTCAGTGAAACAATATGTGTCATCGAAATGGTTATTACGTTCTACATGTAGAATTTTCACAGACTTTCTCTGGTCAATGATTAAGCGATGTAGTGATGAGTTATCCTTAGTTCTAAGATTATGTAATGTAACCGATGTTTTCGCACGACTGGTAAGTGTATTTATTGCCGAACCAATACCACATGTCTGTAAGAATAATTGAACTTCTTGTAATAAATCGCCTTCATTCGACGCAATCTGCATCACACCATTCGCCATGTTACCCTCTGTCTCACAGTATTTGGCGAACCACTCCAACTTTGTTTGTATAGGACAATTTGCTGATGGAATTGGCTCACCGTTGTATGCGTCGGTTCCATCTATAATTGGATAGGCAGAGCACTGAATTAGTTCATCACCAGGTTTCAAGTCATCTGCATCTACCATTTTCACTCCATCCTTCATATAAAATTTATGATACGGAGTGCAAGTTAATTTCATACCATCATCAGTATGAACTGTAATCAACTCTTGGTCCATTCCTGTTTTCATAATTTTCACCTCCGAGAATTCTTCGCCATTCCAAACATTGACCATTTGACCTTCTAGTTCCTGGATTTCTATGTGACCTCTATCCGTTAGGATTAGAGTGTCCGGCGCGACGCATAGATTACTCGACTTAATGGTGCCAACATTTTTCTGGTTCGATTTCTTGTTGCACGCATCCTTGAACAGAATGTATGGCGTTCCCGTCTCCATCTGGGCATCGAGGATTTGGAACCAGACATCCCGCGCATTTACCGTCGAGCGTCCCTTACCATCCGCCTCGTATTTCGTGTATAGTGTGACAAATTCATCACCATACACATCGGACAATCCGGGGCACTCGTCAGGGCACATGAGAGTCCACTTACCGTTCACCTTTACTCTCTCCATAAAGAGGTCGGGAATCCACATTGCGTAGAATAGGTCGCGCGCCTTCAGCTCCTCGTCGCCATGATTCTTTCGCATCTGTAGGAACATTTCCACGTCTGCGTGCCAGGGCTCAAGATAAATCGCGAAACTACCATTTCTTCGCCCACCTCCTTGATCAACGTACTTAGCTGTGTTGTTAAACACCTTCAACATGGGAACGATTCCATTCGACTTGCCGTTCGTTCCTCGAATATGACTTCCCGACGCACGGACGTTATGAATATGCATTCCGATACCACCGGCCCACTTGGAAATGAGAGCGCACTCCTTGAGTGTATTATAAATGCCGTCAATACTATCGCTCTCCATCGCCTGTAGAAAGCACGAGCTCAACTGAGGGTGAGGCGTGCCCGCATTGAATAGCGTCGGCGTAGCATGTGTGAAATACTTGCGCGACATGTAATCGTAGGTCTCCCTAATAGATACCATATCATTCCCGTGAATACCAATCGCCACACGTAACCACATGTGCTGCGGACGCTCGACGGTCTTGCCATTAATCTTCATAAGATACGCACGCTCTAAAGTCTTGAATCCAAAGTAATCGACCAAATAATCGCGCGAATAATCGCACATCTTATCGAACTCACCATCTACATCCGCCTGGACAACAGCAAACAGCTCATCACTAACCAGCGGCGAACTTGCCCCACGCTTATCAATGAAATTATACAAATCGGTCATTACCTCATTGAATGAAGCCTTAGTGTTCTTGTGGTGATTCGACACCACAATCCTACCGGCCAGCGTATTATAATCGTGATGCATCGATGACATGGCGGCACACTGTTCCGCGCTGAGCTCATCAATCTTGGTAGTCGATATGCCATCAAAAAGTTGGTCAATCACCTTCATAGTAAGCGCAGTGTAGTTAATCTTAATTCCTGCCTCGTTACCTAGGATTTTCACGCGTCGCAAAATCTTGTCAAACTCGACGGTCTTAAGCTCACCATCGCGTTTGGTAACGCGCATTTCTTGCTCTACAATGGCTCCAGGTGACGACATGTTTCTATATATATAACCTTTGAAAATTCTATATCGTTTTCTTAAAATTGATTTGTTGCATGTTGAACAAGAATAAATCAAAACAAAAGCAAATGGAATCCGAACTATTGAGACAAATCGAGGTAAAGAGGAGAGAACAGCATCTATGTACACGAGCAATTGTGGAACAAGCGGAAGCCAAGGTGCGCGATGCACAAAGACGAATTGATATGCGTATAGGTAACAGAGAGAGATGTATACACGAAAAGGAAATGAACGAACGTAACATCGAAATTGTGATGCAGATTGCAGACCGTAATCGACGAGAATACGAACACGAAATAGACGTGCTACAGGACAAAATCAAACTACAAAGAGAAACGGACGAGGAAGTTAAATTGGATATAGAGCTTGGTGCTCGACATAAATATGCTTGCTTTAAAATAGCTGGGTCGCATCGTGCAATGAAATACGATATAATGAAGGCTGTATATGAAGGTAAAGGAGTAAAACAGCCTGGATTCATAGAGCAAATAGAAAGTCACTTGATAGACGCAGAACTTAGCGAATACGATATAGATATTATAAGTGGTTTGTATAAGCGACTATTGCGTCTCTTCGATTTACAAATGGACGTTCAGCAGCCCATCTTTGACTTGTATAAAATTGCAGTTTCGCTTCCGCAAATTGGATGTATTCGTGAATTTGTTGAAGCTTGTAAGGTAGTTTATGTAATACCGGCTATAATGTCAAAAATGACATGGCTGAGTAACGTGTTGAAGGATGGCACACCGATTTGTCAAGATAATATATGCTATATATTATCCTACTTGAATGATGGGGTAGTTGATAAGAAGACGATTGATACAATGGTTTACGAATATTGACCTTTGGTCCATGTTTTGGGATTGAATTTTATGGTTTTTTTTGTCTTAAATTTGGCGGTAAACGGGAGGGACCATAAGGTTTGTTTCAGAGCCGCCTTACGCGTCTTTGGTGCATTGGCGACGATACGTATCATCGTCCCTTTTGGCATATTATAATACGGGTAAATGACAATCTTCGAAATATCGGTCGATGGGGCATGGTCTAGCCTAAACCATCGTTCTCCTGTTCCATCAGTGTGACATTGCTGTGATTTGGATGTATAATATGTTCCATCGATGCAGCGTTCGGGAAATGTATGTGGTTGATATGTGGTTGACTGGGCGACGCTGATTGGTTCGTTTTTTTCGCCAACCCGATTATACGTTTCTACCTCATCCATTACCAAGAAATTACTACCATAGTCTTTTTGAGTAAATGGTAATTCTGTCTTGTCAATCCAAACGCTTAATGTTTTATTGTTTTTCCTTGTTTTGTTAGTTTTTCTTTTCCTCTTTGTCAATGACATATTATTAATATATAATAATATATTATTTTTTATTTTGGTTTTTTTGTATCTACTAATAGTATCTTTATTTTTTCGCCAGTTGCAACATCGATTACATCTTCATATTCACGCTTAAACCGCTCTTCACCAATGATATCTTTTAAGTCACTAGGAATTTTACGAAATACTCCTTCTACCGTTTCTACTTTTTGCCATTTAGTATATGGTTTTATTTCGCACCGTTTCCTACTCATGTTGAATGTTTCGTGACGACCGCATTTTTTCTTGTTGTCTTCAATAACGACATTTTCAGTCGTTTTCTCATCATCTGTAGCCTTAATCACGGCTTCATTTGGCTTCTTCTTTTCTGCCTTAGCCAGCTTCTCCTCCTCTTTTGTGGCTTCCTTGGCTCTCTTCTCTTCCTCTTTTGCGGCTTCCTTGGCCTTCTTCTCCTGCTCCTTCGCAGCTTCCTTGGCCCGCTTCTCCTGCTCCTTCGCAGCTTCCTTAGCCTTCTTCTCCTGTTCCTTAGCCCTCTTTTCCTCTTCCTTGGCAGTTTCCTTAGCCTTCTTCTCATCTTCCTTGGCCTTCTTCACAGCATCCTTTGTAACCTTATCGACCTTGCGTGTCTTATTTTTAGCGGCAGCAACAGCAACGACATGAGATTTGCGTTTCTTGGTCGTTTTATTCGCCATTTCTCCAAGTATCGTAACCGGTCTACCCTCGCTCAAGCTCCATAGCGCGTTTTTGAAATAGGACTGTATGTACGTTTTACTCAATATTGAACGTGCGAAGTTCATTCCATTTTGCGCAATCTCCTTGCATTTATCGTCATTCCTCTCGCACCAGCGAATCACATCCAATAAATCCGATAAGTCTGCTTTCACAGGGACATAATGAACCATATGTTGCATCATGTGGTCTACCCAAGATGTATATTGACTGGTAACTCTCAATATGAGCGAACCAGTTAACATGGTCGCCAGCAAACGATACGCATTGACGTTTCCATCGACATGGATAATATACTTGTAGCGGCTTTGGTCCGCCATAGTCAAAAAATTACCCGACGCTCCGATATGCGTGTTCATAGACCCCAATCCATATTTCGGGTCGAATTTTATGGCCTTCGTATCAACAGATTCATTTCCATCCTTGACAGTCAGTTTCGCGTCCAAATATCTCGACTTCATTTTTGCCAACCGAATACGCATATTTGTCTCGTCGGTGTATCCACAACCAGTAGGGCCTCCTCGGAAGACAGCCTTCGCGATTTTTTTATCGTCCCAGTTCGTCGTGTATGTCGGGTCAGGGTTCGACTTGACAACTTTCGCTCCAACGTAACTGTTCTTGATGGCGGCGTATTTTTTCGGGTATTTCAAAACAAACATGACGTCGTCATAATTCGGTATGGGAATATCCAGGTATTTGCGCTGACCCGAAATACTCAAGATTGGAATATGCTTGTCAAAGTTGTATTCGCCTAAATCGGTTTTACCCGTAACCATTGTAAAGGGCATTTTCCCATCATTCCGTAATATGACTGCGTCTGTTAGATTCAGTATAAACACACCATTGGGTAAATTGAGCCCACGCACCAATTCTAAATACTCATTTGTCTTACTATCTGTATTCGATGAAGAGGAAGCAAACGGTTTCACAATGCATTGCATTACACGTAGTTTGTCAATGTTCTTATCCACAGTTTCGCGTATATTTTTGGCTTGGGTTGGATTAATCTCGTTATTATCCAGAGGTTGTTCTAGAATGTCTCTAAATACGGGCGCCGTTGTTTGCACGTCCAGCTTACACATGAGGACAACATTGTCGCCAATGCACAACATATAGCATTGGTGGTGTAAGAATTCCATTATATACCTCAATGTGTTCTCTAGTGCGGGTAGACTAATTTCCCATTTCGGGTCGCTGAGTTGCTCAGGGAATGGAACGTCGACGCCTTCTCTCAATCTGGGAACCATTTTGGCGCCAGTTGTTATGTATTTGGCCCCTACTGCATACGCATCTGCGTATGTATGAATTACACGCATTTCATATTTCTTCGGCATTATTTATATTATACAAATATTTTTTGAAACAGAAGACTATGTTATTCGTGGTCTAACTTCACTAAACATAGGCTTGGTATAATCTTCAAGTTTGTTATGGTATATTCGTTGTCTGTATTTATGCTACATGTTATATTTGAACTTGGGTTGCGTTTCTTTGCAGCTCTATGCTCGTATCCGGTCTCTCGTTCGCGAACAATTGTATCCCATGTATCCAGTATCTTCGGTAGTGCCGCGTTGAACCATCGTTTATTTCGCTTGACTAGGACACACGATAATTCGTCGAGATACCAGTAAGTTGTTGTATATAAAACCAGTGTTTCCTTCAATTCATCTTTGGTCGCGGTAATCCAATTTTTCATTTCATGCGCCGGCAAATCGAGCGGCATGTATTTGTATGTTGGTTTAGAATTCGGAACATCACGCTCTATGAAACATAGAATAATGCCTTTCCATTCTTGGTGTATGTCGTTGAAATAATCGGCTTCGGTATCATATTCTTTGAATCTCGTTTCAATAAAATCACATTCATCTAATTCACACGTTTCCATCTGGACTTGCATTTGAATCCAATAATCCTCCTTTGGCGTTCCGGTAATATCACGATTCACTATGTTTTTCACCTCGACCATTCGCCCATACCGGTCAGAATCTTGGTCCACGTTAATACCATCAGGAGATGCGCCTATGCATTTGTGTGTATGGTGCTTGATGCACCCGAAGTCGGCAACTTTCGTATTGTATTTCTTTTCGTATATCATCAACGTGACTTGTTCATATAATACACCCCATTGAAGCGAACCACCAGCGTGCCAATTACCCTTTTCTGCGGCGAACGGATTCAGCGGTTTACATTTTTCATAGATGAGACTATTCCTCTGTGAATCGGTCGACAGAGCCTTCCATATATTGCTTGCCGTCATAAGCTCATGTCTATCTTGATGCCACTCCACTGATTTCTGTTTTGGTTGTGGAAGGTTGCGAAGATATTCGATTTGCGTTTCTATTTGAGCGATATTCGGTTTTACGAATACATATGAATTTGTGATTGACCGCTCTGGAAATTCGTCTTCGTAAATGGAAAAGAATGAGTCGACGATTTGGCTGATATGATTATACATGTGCTCATTGTCCTTCAATAAATCTGCATCATACCATTCATCATGAAAGAAATCGCAAATATCTTCGACGAGATTTGCACGGAAATCGGGGTCGGAATAGGATAAACAATTTTCGCCCAATTCATCATAAATCATTTCGAGAACAGTGGTTTCGAACTCGATGTATTCATCTTCGCTCAATGGCACGTCTGCCTGTTCAACTTCTACTTCTACTTCTACTTCTACTTCTACTTCTACTTCTACTTCTACTTCTCTATACTCTTCATTAGTTTCTTCCATTTTCTAATATGAATACTTATTATATCTTCATATTAGTTTCAATTTTATTCTTCGGCGTTCCGTTTCGGAGTCAGTGATTTCAGAGTAGACACCCGCTTAGTATCCATATTTTTAAGGGTGAAATTATGATTTAATATATTATGAAACAGCGACGGGATATTCAAAATAGTCCTTGTATCTTTGTCATACTTGACATCCTTCGTTTTATTCAGCTTATTTGTCTTCAAGCATTCACTAAAGAATAGTTTGAGCGTCTTAATATCTTTTGCGGATAGCGACTTATCCTTACCGTAAGTCTCAGCGTATGAATGTAGTGCCTGTGTTTTCACTGTCTTATCCAGCTTATTCCATGAATCTGCCTTGTTGCTCTGCTTTTCCTTTTCTAGTAGCGCATCGAGACTGCTACTAGTAACGTTGGCAGACATAGATGATGTGTTCGGTATGTATTTATTCACGTATGACGGTTCCGGTCCAGAGACAGAAGCATTTTCTTGAGTAGTTGGCATAGTAGTCATGTCTTGTCTTTATACTATTATAGTAAAATCGTTCTATCTCATTTTATTATATATATAAATATGTTAATGGACAACCGGATAATTCAATTACCAGTAGCAGTTAAAAAGGTCGAAACTATCAAAGAAAAGAAGACCCGTGTAGTAATCAACCAGGAGAACCTGACATTTGATTATAACATCGATGTTCAGTTTGGATTATTATGTACAGATGCAAGTAATAATCCCATTTATAAAACTATGGTTCAACAGATTCAGTCGAAATTAAATGGATATAAGTCACAAGATGTGTTGAAAGAACTATACGATGCCACGCTATTTATAACACTAAAATCAACGCTATCGCTGCTGACAAAATCCGAGATGAAATGCTTCTATTGTAAAGAACCGGTCCAAGTATTATATCAACATGTGAGAGAACCGAAACAATGGACTTTAGAACGAATCGATAATAAACATGGACATAATGATGGCAATGTTGAAATAGCGTGTCTCTCTTGCAACCTACGTAGGAGAACCATGTATCATGAACGATTTGTATTTACAAAACAGTTGACTATTGTGAAAACCGGATAAAGCGAAAATGAATATAATACTAATAATAATGCGCATCGGTGTAGCAATCCCTTCTTATATTGGTCATATAGAGAACCTACGAGTTCTCCTATCTTCAATTTCAAAGCAAACTCGGCTACCCGACAAAGTTGTAGTTAGTTGTTCTTCGACTACAGAGTTGCCGAATCTACCAGTATATAATTTCGACTTAATTATCATTTGTGTTCAATCAAAGAAAAGTCCTGCCCAAAACCGTAACATTGCTGCAAAGTTATTGGATGTCGATATTATCACGTTTTTTGATGCGGATGACTTGATGCATCCACAACGGCTCGAATTTATAGAGCAAGCTTTTTTGGATGGAGCGAATGTCGTTCTTCATAATTATAGTATAGAACCGAGTGATTGTTATATTTACGACTCACCAAATATTTCATATGATAGTTTGTGTCAGTCTATAGGTGGTTGTATAAGACATGTAAATCCGAATAATCGCGAACTCGGAATACATCATTCACAAGTAACCGTGACGAAGGAAATATATGATGCGATTCGGTTTGACGAGAACCCGACAATAATCGGTAAAGAGGATTGTTTGTTTTGTTGGTGTGTATTTACACTACCGAGTATAAAGAGTGCCTATATATCCAACAAGCTTTCGTTATATCTACAAAGCAACACATATACACTGTTTGGTTAGTTTCCAAAAGTATTCTCGCAACTATAAACGACATGTAAGAATCCGTCATTTGGGTCTCTAAATTCGGAATATACGGTGGCAATTATAGTTGCATTGCATACAACGCTATTGTCAATAAACAAAAACAGTGCTTTTTCGGGGCTCAAATTAAGACGCTTTCGAATCACATACAAGAACTGTCCCATAGTTAAATCTGACGGAACTAGATACTTATATTTATCTAATTCTGGCGTGGTAACCGAGTTTTTATTACGTGACACAATTACGGGTATTCGGTCCGGATATTTGCACATAATTCGGTAGGCCTCTTTTGTGTTTACGGGGTTCTCCTTAAATAGTGACCTTACAGTTTCCATTTTTATTATAGGTCGACAAAACATTTCGGATTGGCATCCGCAAGCTTCGCAAGCATTTTATGGATTCTGGGTATTAAATGTTCGAGTGGTTTGTTCTCCTTCATTCGTATTATTTCAACCGATTCATACCATACCTTGTCATCTGTATCGAACCACCTCCAATCACTTGTATATCCAATTAGCAACAATGTTTTTACGCCCATCACTCCGGCTAAATGAGCGACGGATGTATCTATGGTAACGAGAACATCTATATTTCGTAATATGGCAATAGTATCGAAAAATGCCTTGTATTTGTCAATGTCGTAGTTGAATAGCCGGTCGGCGAAGTCAATTTGCGAAAAGTCGCGCTGTATTTTTTCGTCATTTGCGTGCAGACAAATACAATGAAATCTATCGTCATTACAAATTGGTTTGAATTTACTCAATTCCATATGTTTATCGATATAAGATACTAACATTCCACTATACACAATCCCAACCTTGAGTTTATCCTGAAATTCTGATAATCTCTCGCTCCATAGTTCGATGTTGTTTGGGTTCTCTCGAATGTAATTGATTTTGTTCATTGTAATTTCAGTCAGCTTCAGGATGTATGGCAGAGACATTATATACAATTTTTTATCATAGCTCGTAAGGTCTATCATTTGCGAGTCATCGCGGACCGTTATGTTTTCATATTCAAATAGGTGTGATACATTTGTCCTACAAAAGTATGTTATTTGCATATCGGGCTTGCGTTTGGATAATTCGATGGCATAACGGAAAAACTGAATGTTATCGCCGATTCCCTGTTCATATACTAGTAGTAGATGGTTGCATGCATCGGTTCCATTCCAGTATTGTAACGCCGGTATATCGACACGTGCTTTCTGATTCGTCATTGGCGATATATCGTTCGACGCCAATCGATTTTCATACAACTTAAATCCTTTTATAAACTGCTTACTCGCTAGGTATGGAAAACATGTGCTATGTAAATTGTCTTGTGATGGATTTTCAAGTGATTGAAATGCTTGAATTGAATCACCATGTTTTTTTATATACATATATAGTGCGCCCAGTTGTAGATATATGTAATTTGATGGTCGTAAACGGCGCGCTATGCTTAAACACGCAATCGCCTCATTATATTCTTTTAATAAACGATAACACTCAGCCATATTAGTATATATCTCGGGTATGTCATTTTTGATAACCAAAACCTTTTTAAAATGGTTAATAGAACTTCTATAGTCGTTGATTTTTGAGTAGTATACGCCAATTTCATTATTTATAATACATATTGAAACTAGGTCGGATGTGGGAGTATCCTGGAGTTTTTTTTGTAATCTGAATAACTCCATTATATGTTTATACCATGATTTACTATTTAAATGCATGTTTGTAATTTTATTATATTATGAGTTGTTCCGTTCCAGTTTCGATAGGCGAATTATGTGATAAATATACTATATTGCAAATTAAGTCGGAACGAATAACTGATGTCGAAAAGTTGGCAAAGGTAAATAATGAACTGGAATTGTTACGACCATTTGTAGAACAATTCAGTGTATCACAGGAACTATTGACAAATTTGAAGGAAATCAACGAGAAGTTATGGGATATTGAAGACAGTATTCGTAAGAAGGAATCGTTGAAACAGTTTGATAATGAATTTATCGAAATCGCGAGAACCGTGTATGTTACAAACGACGCTAGATTCAGGGCAAAGACTGAAATAAATGAGCATTATAACTCTCATGTTTGCGAGGTGAAGAGTTATGCCGAATATTTATAAAAATAATGAAAATAATTATATTGATATTTATTTTCATTTGCTTACTTCTTGATGCATTTGCCATTCTTCGGGTTACGGCGAGTTTTCTTAGGGCAGCGTTTGCCGTTCTTGGGCTTGCACTTGCGTGTCTTCTTATTACGGCGCGTTCCCTTCGCGCACGGCTTGCGGCGCTTGCGTGTCTTTTTCTTGGCGATAACGTCTTCGACGGTGTCATTGGTCGTCTCAGTCACGGCCATAGCCATACCTTGTTCCGGTGTGGGAACCTCGGTAGTCGCAATCATCTCTTTTGGTGTGGGAATCTCGGTAGTCGCAATCACCTCTTCCGATGCGGGAACAGTAGCGACTTCAGTAGTCGCGGGAACCTCTTCAACCGGCGCAGCAACCTCGATAGGCGCAGCAACCTCGACAGGTGCAGCAACCTCGACAGGTGCAGTAACCTCGATAGGCGCAGCAACTTCAGTAGTTACGGGAACCTCGGCAGCTGGCGGCGGCGGAAGCGCGGCCTCATCTTCCTTTCTTTTTCTCTCTTCGTCAGTCAGTTGGTCCATTATATTATATATAAAATACGCATATAAAATTATATTCTAAATATTGGTTAATGGAAATACATAAACAAATACTAGAAAAATTAGATTATTTTCACGATTCAAATCGAATACCCAATATTATATTCCATGGTTCTTCGGGGACTGGCAAAACGACTATCGTCCATTACTTTCTAAATAAGATTTACAATAGCGATAAGGGTAAGATTAAAAACAATGTAATGGTTGTAAATTGTTCTCATGGAAAGGGTATTAAATTTATACGCGAGGATTTAAAATTCTTCGCCAAAGCAAATCTACAGTCGACGAGTGGTGTAAAATTTAAAACGATTGTTCTCTATAATGCAGATAGTCTAACGAACGATGCACAGTCGGCGCTTCGGCGATGCATCGAACAGTTCAGTTTTAATACTCGTTTTTTTATAGTGGTAGAGAACAAACACAAACTACTAAACCCAATTGTGTCTCGATTCTGTGAAATACACGTTCCTGACCACATTGTAGATGGAAAGACGATGAATTTACACCAATATACATTGAACAAGAACATGGACCTGTCTGTATTTTACAATGCAAAGACTAAGTGGATGCAAGAGTTTATGGAAAGAACACAGATGAATTCGAACGTGGCTATATCAGACGCGAGTGTTACTATATATGAAAATGGTTGCTCGTGCTTGGATTTATTGGATTATATTCAAGACTCTGCAAAATGGAGCGAATTTGACAAATCGAACGTTCTCATGTTTTTCAATAAAGTTAAAGCTGAATTTCGATGCGAGAAGATGTTGTTGATGTATTTGTTGAATTTCATGTTTTTACGAGAGAACCGTGAGATAAACAAGATATCGTTTATTTAAGGGGAAGGGGAACCAAGGTTTAAGGGGAACCTTGGTTCCCCTTTGACCCCTCCTTTTGCTATGGAGGTGGGCGAATTATACCTTTATGTCATATAGTAAAATGCCTTACAATATAAATGTTTGGCTCCACCTTTTCTAAAGGTGGATTTGGCTCCACCTTTTTAAAGGTGGAAAAGGTGGATTGCGTTTATGTTTAGGTAAAAAAATATGGTTGATTTCTATAAAATATGGATGATTTTGTTCTCTCGAATCTGCAGGAATCCAGAAATGAATGGTGCAGTCGATTAGTAAGTATATTCACACCTTTAGTGATTGAGGGCATGCGCTCCATCTTCAACGAGTCGTGGAAGTTATGTATCGATAATGACGAAGTTGGTAAGTATTTAATGACTTTCCAAAATCTAATCTCGCGTGTCCCTAAGTGGAATGCCAACATCATCGAAGAGGAACGTAAGCGCATTATCGAACGTAGTGGGTGTAATTATTTAGATGATTTAATTACATGTGTTCATATCATTCAGCTCAAGGTTCTCACATGTGTCCGCGTAGGCAACAAACAGAAGAAAATCGACATCACTACACCGAATTTGGATAGTTTCATCCATAAGGTGTATATTAACGTTGCGCGCAAGTGTTATACTAACGTTTATTTATTTGAAAAGAACATATCACCATTACTCGTTCAGCGCAATGGTAGGGAACTAGAAATGATTGTCCAGGAATGCATTCTCAATACGATTCGCGATAGCATTCCTACGGAGGCGATTATTCGTGCTTACATGGATGAAGCCGTTGAACAAGAAGAGGAGGTCATTATTGAGAACATTGAACCGGAAAAAGAAAAGAATGAAAAGGAGGTTGTAAATGATGTCAAGCAGGAAACGAAAGAGGAAAAGGCGGAAGAACCTCAAATGGTTCCATCAATTTCCAATATAGACAACGAGCCGGTCGTAACTCAGTTGAAATTCAATGATTTTGACAGCGTATTTGACTCGGAAACTGGTAAGATTTCCGATGTAAATGCTCCGAAGAATGTCGAACGCCTAGAGGAGATTAGCACGTCTCGTGCTATACAGCGCAAACTGGAAGAGGAGGAGGATAGCGACGATGATGATAAAATCAAGATTCATACAGATAGCATCGATTTAGGTGAAATGGACGTTTTCGATATGAATAAATCGGACTCAATTGGTAGTGCAATTACTCTCGATGGCGTAGAGGAGCTTTTTGCGTAAAATCAGTAAACTAAATCTTTAGCGATTTACTATACACAAACGATGGAAAAGCCCATTATTATTACTATTTCGATTGCAGTGTTATTCTTTTTTGCAAAGTTAGTGGAAATGAAATTTGTCGATAAGGAGAACAAGCCACTCAAGTTCCTTATTCGCGACACGCTGCTAGTTATGGCGTGTGCATTTGTTCCCATCTTCTTGTTTTTCCAGGCGAGTGGACCTGTGGCGGAGATGTTAGGAACGAGCGATTTCACTGTGTCAGCTCCTACGCAGGTGTTTACAGATGTTCCGGGATTTTAATTCTTCAAGGGTTTAATATCATTTATTCAAATAAATGACATTAATAAACGACTATGCATAACTGGGTATTTTATCGAGATTCATGTAATCCGCCACTTCAACTGGCGTGGCGAATTGACTGAAAAATGGGAATGATAATTGATTCTGTGGCGTATGGTCATGAACCGTCTTTGCAATCATCTTATATAACTTGAAGTCCGGATATCGCTCTGACCCGTTGCGTTTGTATAATATACTGTTTTTCTTATCATCCAGACACCAGCGATATACGGTCTTCTGTAGTTCGGTTACAGGCTTGCCATCGATAATAAAATCGAATATGGAGCAACCCAGACGACAGAGGTCGAAACTATAGTTTGGTTCTATAATAGGATATTTGCTATTGTAATATGGTTCGAAGTTGTATTGTGTCGCCGCATCACCACCTGTGGCGAAACTATCGCTGCAAAACAGCTTGCCCTTGTATTTATAAATGCTACGGCCGAAGTCGATGATTTTGAAGATTTTACCATACGTCGGCACCTTATAGTATACATTGTTGAACTTATAATATAGGAATTCTACATCCGTATTTACATACATAATATTATTTGTATGTAGGTCATTATGGGTGAAATTGAATGCCGTTTGGTATGCGATAAGTGTCATGACGACTTGGAATAGTGCGCTTGCGCCAGTTTCATCGTCAATCTCCTCATCGACAAATAAGTCATCGAGGGTTCCGTCGCACTTTTCGAGACATATCATTTGCACGGGAAAGTTATCGATATAGGCGAATATATTGGTCTCTTCCTCTGCGGGGGTATCCACCCCCCGCACGCCCCCCTCATCATCGTCATCGTCATCATCATCATCTTCATCCTCATCTTCATCCTCTTCATCCTCTTCATCGTCCTCATCATCCTCATCGTCATCGTCATCGTCATCCTCATCATCGTCCTCATCATCATCGTCATCGTCATCCTCATCAGTATCTTCATCTTCATCTGTTTCTTCATCTTCATCTTTGTTTCCGGTTTCATGTGTGTAAACTTCTTCCAAAGCATCAAGTGATACCTCGTTTAGGTCATATGAAATGTCATCTAAATTTAATGCGTCAGGAATCATTTCATCAGCGTCAGTTATCTTTAGCTTTTCGCGATTATCTCTCGAATTCTGATTCATCATCGAAGACACACGATGACGATTGATTCGGAAGTATTTATTCACATTATCCAAGAAGAAATTCGAGTTATTCAAATATTCATAATCATCAGCAATATTCATCTTAAATTTCTTCTGGACTGCCGAGAACGACCCATAGTAATCAATCGAGTGCTTGAAATCGTGCAATTCGAGTAACTTACTCGATAGTAAGCAGAAGAAACCATCACTATAGGATGCATTATTCGTGGAATTCAGTTTCTCAAATTTGCAACCATCCACTGAGGGTAGAGTGCGTATGTCGTCACTTTCTGCGTCATATCTGCCAATCATATAGCGTATCGGGTCCAGTAGTGGCGAGTATTTAATGAAAATGGGTTTATTGACTTGCTTACCAGTGAGAGTGTCTACGACGGTGGTTAAATCAACCATATGATGCTTATGATTCAGTTGAATTACATTATAGTTATGTTCTCTGATATCGAATAATAGTTTGATAACTGGTTGATAATACTGGAAAGAGTTTAGCTGAAATGGATTATAGTCATGTTTTAAATCGTCTGATGTTGGGGTAAACTGTTTTTCTAAATGTTCTAGATTTAGAGGATGGAACTCTTTGGCGAACTCTAACATTTTATAACTGTAAATCACATATTAATTGGACAATATGAACGTTTGTTCTCTATTTATAATTTATAGTCGAACTTTATAAATGACATTGCATTTGAAAAAATTTAATATGCGTGACATTACCTTCAAGGCCGATGAGAATAAAGGGCCGGTGGTGGTTCTCATAGGACGCCGCGACACTGGTAAGTCATTCTTGGTAAGAGATTTATTGTTCTATCATCAGGATATTCCGATTGGCACTGTCATATCCGGAACGGAAGCGGGCAACGGTTTCTATAAAGAGCACGTTCCTAAACTGTTCATTCACGATGAATATAATACGGTGCTTATCGAGAATGTCTTACGGAGACAGAAGGCTGTTATGAAACAGATGAAACGGGAAATCGATACATATAAGAGAACCACAATCGACCCACGTGCATTTGTCATTATGGACGATTGTCTCTATGACCAAACATGGACTCGCGACAAGATGATGCGACTCCTATTTATGAATGGACGCCATTGGAAGGTGATGTTAATCATAACTATGCAATACCCGTTAGGCATTCCGCCGAACTTGCGAACTAACATTGATTACGTGTTTATCCTGCGAGAACCATATTTGACAAATCGGAAGCGTATTTGGGAGAATTATGCCAGTATGTTTCCTACATTGGAATCATTTTGTGCTATCATGGATAACACAACGGAAAATTACGAGTGTTTGGTAATCAATAATAATGCAAAATCGAATAAGTTGACTGACCAAATATTCTGGTATAAGGCCGACAACCACCCCAGTTTTAGGTTAGGTTCGAAGGAATTCTGGGACATATCGAAGAATATGGGTTCAGACGACGAAGACGATGCGTATGACCCATCGAAGAACAAGAATGCGAAGAAAGGGGCGAATATTAATGTGAAAAAGAGTTATTGATAATACGTGCGCATGCTATAAAATTAGTTAAAGAAACAAAGACAGAATGCGGCGAATTTTATTATGTAACAGTTTAGCAAAATCTCTACTTATAGTGTATAATTCGAATGGCTAGTTTTTTGGATTCGTTTGCATCGTTCAATATATTTGGTCCTGAAACGAAAGAAGTTACTGCGGCAAAAGATACACTAAAATCAATCAAGCAAAAGTGCACCGAGGATATCGCAAAGGCTGAGGGGGATGTAACTAAAGCTAAGAGTGCTCCAGTTGCAGCTGTTCCTGCTGCCGTTACTCCTTCTACACCTGCAGCTCCTGCCGCCGCTCCTAATACAGGTGGAAAGAGGAGAAATAGAAACAAGAGTTCTAAGAAAAACAAGAATAAAAATAAGAACGGTGGCAAGAAAAGGAGAACTGCCCGCAAATAAATAATTATATTTTATTTCTATAAAAATATAATTTTTTCCCCCAAAAACTACTTGCTATTGGCAATCGTAGCCTCGCGCAAGAGCTCATTACGAACATTCACACTGGCACTATCCGAAACCTCACGCTCATCGAAATTCACAGTCTCCTTCACTCCAATCAACTGTCCATCCTCATTTAGCGTCTGCGTGAGAACATTACCACTCTTCTTCGCCAACTCGATGTTCTCCTTAATTGCCTTCTGCTTAGTCTCCTTGACACGGCGCTCGAACTCCTCCTTCGCCTTCGTCTCATTCTTGAGCTTCTCGTGGTGTAGCTGATTGAGCTCCTCCTCCATGAACTCGATGCGTCCAGTCTTATACGCATCTGGGTCCCAAGGAATCCACATACCGACGGGTCCAACGAAAATGTCGTGATGCGGGTCCACCTCGCGAATCTTCTTGCACTTCATCTCCGCCTCATCCTGATTGGCGAACACACCACGCAGCTTCAGGCCACGCACGGAAGTCTGGAAAGCATGAGCGCGATTGAACTGCTCGCCCAGCTTGTCCTCGTTCTTGTCCATAAACGTCTTGAAATCGTCGTCGACGCCACCAGCACGCAACTTGGTCTCCTCCTCCTTAACGAACTCGTTGAAATCAGCTACAATATCGTCAACCTTTAGCCCATACTTATACGCGGCGAAATTAAGGAAATCAAGCGACTTTTCCATGCATTTAGAGAATTCCCACTGCTTCAAAAACTGCTCAAACATGAAAATCTCGCGCTTCTTCAGAATCTTCTCCGGCGAAACGAATGACATGCATGCAAACTTCTGTCCGGCAATCGGAGGGTCCTCGTCGCACAAGTCAATATATTTAGGATTAACTTCCCCGTTCTCAAGATTGTGTCGTTCAAATCCGGACATTTTCTATACACCTAGTCTAGGTATTTATTTAAGTGTTTTTAAATTGTATATATTTTAAGCGTAATTTTTTTATTATACTAGTATATATTATAACAATGTCCGGCATCGATTTTAGCGAATTAGTCAAGCGTGCTATTAAGTACATCGTGGAGGGTATCATGGTTGCGATTGCTGCCTATGCCATCCCCAAGAAGCAACTCAATGTTGAGGAGGTTATCATCATCGCGCTCACCGCCGCTGCCACGTTCTCCGTACTCGACGTCTTCGTCCCGTCGATGGCTTCGTCTGCTCGCGGTGGTGCCGGCTTCGGTATTGGTGCGAATCTCGTAGGATTTCCCCGCGTTGGTATGTAAAAATTGATTTGAAGTAGATTTTATATATTCTACTCCAAAAAAGAATGCCCGTAACGTTGCAGATATTTATCTACAATACGCCTCTCACCAGGGACAACAATTTCCCTTTAGTTCAATTTGATTCCGATATTGACAAATATGCGTTTATAACTCGTCTCAAGTCTACGTCGCAGCGTTCGGACACTACTGCTCCATATTTCGTTATTAACAATCCACAGTTACTACCAAGCGTAGTTCGTAGACCGCATATGCATGCTAAAAAGCGTGACCACTTCAGCAAACAACAAACGAATGATTCTGATTCGGAAAGCGAGGATGAGGACGACAAATACGATTTGTTCGACAGTATCTTCCTTATATATGAAAATGTCGATGAACTACGAAAGCTAGATATTGATAATAATACTCGCTCTGATATTGGATTCGCTGAATACGTGCAGACATTCAAGTGGTAGGGTGTTTACGCCCTTCAATGGTTTAAACAGTCGGGTAATATTCCCAATCCAAGTCTTTACAAACCTTGCACCATATTTGGTCCTGTTCCAATTGCTTTTCGCGGTCTTTCATCAAAGGTATATAGGGCAAATATTGTGTCTGGTCCAGGAGAACGCATAGCTGGTATAGGGTATAGGTATAATTGAAGAAATTGGTTCGATTCGCTGGACAATGAACTGCCCACGGTTTCTGTATTTCGATAAAGAGAACGCATAGAGTTTCGTGCAAATGTTCGTTCATAATGGGTGGTCGGATACCGAAAATGGAGTTGATATATTGGATATGTTCGAAATATTTATTATAACCAAGTTTGCGCAGAATCTCGCGCATTTTGTCATAATTGATTTCTTCAGCAAGGTTCTGTATGCGTTCTTTTTTAATTCGAATACGAATATTTTCTATGACGTCTTCTGGTATCTGTGTGGTCTCCTTTGCCTGAAATTGCGATAAGATTTCCTTGAAATGGTTCAGTCGAATATACGCTGTATATGATACTTCATTTGGTGCCTCTTTATTGGATGGTTTCGAACTGTCCACTATATAACTCACAAACTTAGCGCAATCGCGGTTATTACATATCAACACACCATCTTCATCTTCTGGAATCATCTCGCCCTTACTGCAAAAACAACAAATGTCGGTAGGCATAACAAAATCATGTGGGTTTACAATCTCATTGTTTACATTTTTCCAATAATTGACAATTGATTTTTTAGATGTGCACGGTTTGTCTGTAGAATCATCGACAGTCTGCTTCAGTTTAAAGAAATCATTTAGAACATTCACCTTTTTAGTCCCTCCGCTCGATATCTTCTTTTTCTCTTCGAAATAGTTGAATATGTGTTCCGAATTATCTAGTAGGTATTGTTTCTTTCTCAATTTGTAATGTTTAATTCTGTCATTGATAGTATTAATTTGGTCTTTCAGTTCCATCCGTAATTCAACCTGTTCTGAACTTGTAGCACGTAGTTGTTGCTTTATTGTATCCTTTTGTTGTATTAGTTCTGGTATTCGAACGGTCTCATTATTATGAAAATCCTCCAACATTTGACTATGTTTTTTGTCGATAGTATGTTGTATTGGGTCTGCCTTCTTCATTTTAGTAATATATTGAATATCTTCTATATAATGAATGAGTTTAAATAATATTATTATTATTATTGGAATTTAGGTAAAACCAAATTAATATAGTAATTGCAATATGTATAAATTATGGACAAGCAGATAGACCGAACAACATTTCAGAAGATGCAATTCATAATGAATGCAATTGACACTGGATGGTCAGTTAAGAAAAGTGAGGACAATTATATATTTACGAAAAAACATGAAGGCAAGCGCGAAGTTTTCATGGCTGATTATTTAGAGAAGTTCGTCACCGAAAATATGAAGGTCGATGGAAAAACTTTAGGAAGTGTAATTTAATTATTTAATTTCGTATTTTCTCCAAAATATTATCTTTTGGTATACTATATTATAAACCATGGGCGGAGCACTTATGCAACTTGTAGCTTACGGCGCGCAGGACGTTTTCCTCACGGGAACCCCTGAGATCACTTTCTGGAAGGTGTCTTACAGGCGCCACACCAACTTCGCGATGGAGTCCATCGAGCAGACCTTCTCTGGTCAGGCTGACTTCGGTCGCCGTGTTACCTGCACCATCTCCAGGAACGGAGATCTTGCTTACCGCACCTACCTTCAGGTCACTCTCCCTGAGATCAATCAGTCTATGAAGAACACCACTGGAGCCTTCTCCGCGGGAGTCTATGCCCGTTGGATGGACTTCGTCGGCGAGCAGCTTGTTGCCCAGGTTGAGGTCGAGATTGGAGGTCAGCGCATCGACCGCCAGTATGGAGACTGGATGCACATCTGGAACCAGGTTACGCTCACCTCTGAGCAGCAGCGTGGATACTTCAGGATGATTGGAAACACCACGCAGCTCACCTACATCACGGACCCCACGTTCGCTGGAGTTTCCGGACCCTGCGCTGCCACTGGCGTCCCGGGCCAGGTTTGCGCTCCCCGCAACGCCCTCCCTGAGACCACGCTCTATGTTCCCCTTCAGTTCTGGTTCTGCCGCAACCCCGGCCTTGCCCTCCCCTTGATTGCCCTCCAGTACCACGAGGTCAAGATTAACCTCGATCTTCGCCCCATCGGCGAGTGCCTCTGGGCGGTTGGGTCCCTCGTCCCCACCAGCGGTGCGGCGCAGGTCACTACTGCCTACCAGCAGTCCCTTGTTGCGGCCTCCCTCTACGTCGACTACATCTTCCTCGACACGGATGAGCGCAGGAAGATGGCGCAGAACCCCCACGAGTATCTCTTCGAGCAGCTCCAGTTCACTGGAGACGAGTCCGTTGGGTCCTCCTCCAACAAGATCAAGCTCAACTTCAACCACCCGTGCAAGGAGCTTCTCTGGGTTGTTCAGCCCGA